CTTTTAAAGACAAAGATAGAAATGGTATAGATGATATCATAGATAATACTATTAAATAAGTGTATTTTATAGCATATGACAGATAAAAAAAAACAAAAAAAGTCAATCAACTAAAACTAGAAGAATGTAAAGCTATATTAGATCGTTTAGCTGGTCAAACAGAAAACAAGTACTATCAACATGTTTTAGATCAATATAGAAAGCTAATGCCTTCTTATAGAGATGCCATTGAATTAGGCAAAATTTCTAGTGATAATGATGCAACCTTGCCGCCAATTTATTCTTGATATAATATTTGTTTTGTTTTTTTGTCTCTTATATCTATAGTAATAAAGCTATTCTTACCTGATATGTATAAGATAGATTCGCCACTACTCTTTCTAAAATAATTTATTTGTATATTTGCTATTCCTAACCAGTATCCTATTATAAATATAAATAATCCAAATAAAAGAAAACCCTTTGATTTCATTACTTACTATGGTTACACCCTCCCTTTTTAAAAATCAGCTATTTGTTCTTATATTATAATATTTTTGAAATTAAAAAAATCCAGAAGGGTATTTTTCTATAAAGGTCTTTTTATATTTACTTTATATTATATTTATTGTAAGATATAGTATAGATAATATGATAAAAAATATTAGCCTAATCGTTTCTGTTTTATTCCATGCGGCCGTATTAACGGCTTTTATTATACTTGACCCGCCAGGTTTAAAGATCCAAAAACAAATTGTTGCATTTGAGACATTTAATATACCATTAGAACAAAATTATGAAGCTCCACAATCTGAGGCAGAAGAGGACGACATATCAGAACAATATATAAGTTATTCAGAAAAAAGCTCAATTAACCCTGTTCCAGAACAAGATACAGCTTATATTGACCAAGAGATAATTAAATCCTTGTCACCCACTATAGCATATATACCTAAAATTAAAAATAAAATTAAAGGAGGATTACTTAATGGATTTGGCGATGGAATTTGCAAAGAGCAAGGGTCGCCTCCAACGGGAAATATTTTAGGAAAATCAATTTCCGCAAGAAATCTAGGAGTAATTCTCGATACATCTCCAAGCATGGATCCATATAGAAATAAACTCGAAGAAGACATAAAAAATGGATTTAAAAAGTATTCAATAGAAAGTATAGAGGGTTGCGAATTAGTTACAACAGCTAGTCCCACAATTAAAGCAATAAAAAATTTAGTTGCGAAAAATGTAGATGCAATATATTGGTTTTGTGATCTGCAAGATAAACAAACGCCAAAAGGTTTACTAGCAATGAGCAAGTCTTTAGAAAGAAGGAATATAAAACTTTATATTAAATCATTAGATAAACAGCCAAATTTTTATTTAATTCGCATAGTTAATAGATCTGGAGGAGAAATATTATGAAAAAATTTATATTTATATTATTTTTTGCGTTTAATTGTTACTCTCAATCTCATAATTTACCAAATTCTTGTCTAATAAATAGTATTATAGCTTACGAAGACATAAGAAGGTCTTTCCATGACAAAAATGTGTGGGGAAATATATTAGTATATAAAATTATACATCCTCGTAACTCAAGATTTTTTTTGGGCCATGCAGTGTCTATATTTTATTGGAATAATACATATTATGTTTACGATATAAATCAGGGGTCTTTTGAACTAAACACTAAAGATTTAGGATTAAAAACAAATCCGCTAAAAGCCGCAAGACTTATTGAATATAAAAATAAAGTTATAGACGCAGAATATCTAATAAAGAATTAACGCTTTAATTCTACTGTTTGTCTAACTGATTTTTTACCATTACCACCGTACTTATCAATAAATAATTGATCTTGAATTAGAAATTCTTCGGTGCAAGCACTCAATCCGTTTTTTTCTATTTCTTCTGAGTATCCAATATTACTAAAAACTAATATCAGATAAATAAAAAATAATTTCATATATATAACTATTATATATTTTATATAAAATTTGTCAAGATATATTAACAAGTGTAAATATAATATATGTTTAAATTTATAGTTGGGGCCTCGGCCTTTTTATTAGCTGGATGCGCTGCTTTTTTCTCTGTTAAAGGGATAGCTCTTCTTTTTGCAGCAAGTTTTTGGAGCGTAGCAATAATGGCTGGATCACTAGAAATAGCCAAACTTGTAACAGCTTCGTATTTATACAGATATTGGCAGGACATTAATAAACTATTAAGAAAATATATGTTAGCGGCCACAATACTTCTTATGGGTATAACGAGCCTTGGCATCTTTGGCTTTCTTTCTGATGCATTTCAAAGAAATTTTTCTCAATATAGCTTGAATGTAGCTAAAATTAATAGTCTTAAAAATCAACAATCCTTCTTTACATCTCAAATAGAATTTAATAAAAGTAAGCTAAAAGATCTTATAGAATTACAAAAAACATATCAAACTTCTTTAGATAGCGCAGTAAAACAAGACGTAACCACAACTAAAACAACTGGCGGCGGTTTATTTGGAGGTCAAAAAACAGAAAAAATAACAGATTCTAAACTATTAGATAGCCGCAATAAAATAGTCGAAGGTTCTCAGCAAAATATAACAAATCTTTTTAATCAAATTCAAGTAGTAACTTCTGAACTACAAGGATTGGAGCAAAAAGCGTCTCAAACTACTCAAGAGATAATAACATTAGAGGCGGACAATACAAAAGGGGAGATCGGGACATTTAAATTCGTTGCAGAAGCTTTTGGAATGAAGATAGAAAATGCTGTCAGGCTCTTTATAATTTTAATTGTTATAGTTTTTGATCCATTAGCAGTTGCATTAGTTATAGCCTACAATAATTTGGCTATAAGAAGGCATGAAAAAATTTTAGAGAAAATAGTAGAAATTGAAAAACCTATAGAAAAAATTATAGAAAAACCAGTAGAAATTATTAAAGAAATATATCATAGTTATAAACGTGGAACAAAGCCAAAACATAATCCAAATTTAGCAGATCCTAATATTAAATAGATATTTATAGAATAAATGTGTAATATTATTTGTAAGTTTGATGTCTAAAAAAAATAAACGTAAGCAAGAAGATAAATCGCCGGTAGTTCCTCAAAGAGATAAAATTGAAGGTTCGCTAGATATTCGCGAATTACAATGGACAGATAATCAAAAGAAATTCATACAATTGCTTCAGGATAAGAATACTAAAATAGTATTCTGTAAAGGTCCAGCAGGAACAGCAAAAAGCTTACTTTCAGTTTATGCAGCTTTAAATGCTATTAATGGCAAGAAAATTGGTGAAATATTTTATGTTCGTAATCCAGTAGAAAGTTCTACTCATAATCTTGGTTTCCTTAAAGGAGATCTTCATAGCAAACTCGATCCATATCTTCAACCACTAATGGATAAATTACATGAATTATTACCAAAGGGACAAGTAGAAATGCTTTTAAAACAAGAAAGAGTCAAAGGATTACCAGTTGGATTTCTTCGCGGTTTGAGTATAAATGCAAGTTATATTATATGTGATGAAGCTCAAAATTTAAGTGTTCATGATCTGTTGCTAATAACTACTAGAATGGGGAGATTTAGTAAATTAATACTCATAGGAGATATAAGGCAATCTGATATTAAAAATAGCGGATTTGAAAAAGTATACGAATTATTTAACGATAACAAAAGCAAGGATAAAGGCATTATAACTTTTAAATTTGGCACAGAAGATATTATGAGGAATGATATATTAGCTTATATAATAGAAAAATTTGAAGAGCTAGATAGTAAAAAATAAAGTGTAAACATTGCATGTTAAGGTGTAGTAATAATTAGTATGGCCAACATTGATCTTAATGATCCAACAGAAAAAAGAATATCATTAGTTTATGATCCATCTACAGATTCCTACAAAGCTCAAGAACTATTAAGTGCAGATGATCTTACATCTAAAGGCGGAACAATATCAAATTTTTCAATTAGTGGAAGTAATGGAACAGTTCTAGAGGCAAATTCAAATAGAGAAGAGCTTTATATACAAAATTTAGCTACAGGTGCATTATATATTAAATATGGTTCCAGCGCTAATAATACAAGTTTTAATTTTATATTAGCAGCAAATACCGCACAAGACGCGGGGGATGGTGGAAGCTTAAGCGATATAAATTATAGTGGTATAGTTAGTGTTAGTGGATCAAATCCTAGATTTATTAGTTGGGAAAGAAGTTAAATATTTAGAATAAATAATTTTTTTAACATATAATAAATATATGTTAAAAATATACTGCCCTGAGTGCGGTGCTCCCACAGAATATTCTATGCATAAACCTAAGTTTTGTAGTTCCTGTGGATATTCTTTTTTTAATGGAAAAAATCAAACTATATCAGCAAACACTAAACCAATCGTGAAAGAATCAAAAATAATAGAAAATGAAGATTATTTCGAGGAAGGCGAGGATGAAGTGAATAGCGTTCCATCAATTAATAACTTGGCATTTGATGTAGAAATTCAATCTGAAAATAAAGAAAAATTAGGGAAAATAATGGGTAGTTCAGCGGGTGGAGAAAATCTTTTAAGAAAAAATAGAATAAATGAAAAAATTGATAAAAAAAGAGTGTTAGAAGATTTTGCTAGGGAAGCTGGCGCTATTAAACCATCTACAAGAACGGCATCCCAATCGATTAGAAATCGAAAGGGAAAGAAAGATGGCTAAAAAACAAAGAAGCTTTGAAGATTGCATAGACATAATAAACACTGAAATATTAAAAAGAAAAAATAAGTGGAATTTAACTGCGATTGCTTGGATGGATTTTAGCGATGTCTCACAAATTTTAAGATTTCATATTTATAGAAAGTGGAGTATGTATAATGCTAAAAAACCACTAGAGCCTTGGGTTAATAGAATAATAAGTAATCAAATTAAAAATCTTATAAGAAATAATTATAGCAATTATACAAGGCCATGCCTTAAATGTTCAGCAGCAGAAACAGAAGATGGTTGTTCAATTTATGGTAAACAATGTAACACTTGTCCTTTATATGCAAATTGGGAAAAAAATAAAAAAAATGCTCATGACACGAAACTTACTGTTAGCTTAGAGAATCACACGAATGAAATAGGTAACATGAAGCAAAATGATTTCAATATAGAGATTGCTGCGCAGAATATACATATTAAAATGGAAAAAATTTTAAAACCAATTGAATGGAAAATATATAAATACCTTTATATTGAAGGTAAGAATGAAGAACAAGTCGCTAAATTAATGGGTTACAGAACAAGTGAAAAAAATAGAATCGCTGGATATAAACAAATTAAAAATCTAAAAAAATCGATCATAATAAAAGTTAAAAAACATTTATATAATGGAGATATTGACATTGTATGAGCGAGGAAATTTTAATATTAACAGAAGAGCAACAATTAAAACTCTTAAACGAATGGAATAATAGACCAACAAATCCACCATCTTTAGCAGAATTAGTTAAATTAGCTTTCGATAGAGAAGATTTAGATGGAAGATCAAAAGAAGGAAAAGCGGTAAAACAATTTCTTGCTTCAAGAAAAATCAAACCAAGAAAAAGTCACGAGTATGAAGCAAAAGGTCTTCTCGAACTAACTCCTGAACAAAAAGAATACATTAGCAATAATTGCTATACCATGACTGGATTAGAAATGGCTAAGATATTATTTCAAAATGAATCTCTAACTAATCTATGCCAGGAAACTAGAAGTGTTTTAGAATATATGAAAGCTTTGCCAACTAATATAAAATATAATAATGTTGAAAACGAAGAAGCTGCAAATGGAGAATATAAACCTCCACGCAGCGAGGAAAGAATGATAGCGAAAGTAAATAGATACATATTAAATGGTATAGACAAAAATAAAATAACTCATAAAGAAAAAAAAGAAGTGAATTCGCTGATCGGCTATATGAATACTTTTAGATTTTGCCATCAAATTAATTTATATGACGATGAAAGAGATAGAGAATTATTTGAAAGCAGTTTTGTGAGATATACTTATGATAAAAACGACTTAACGCAAGAAGAAGTCGATCAATATATCGTTCTTTCTACTGAGGTAGTAATATCTTCAAATATTCAACAAACAATCAATGTACTTCAAAATCAAATTGATATGGCGATTCAAGAAGACGGGAAAATTCCCATGGCCCTTGTAGAAGCTAGCAATACGGCAAGGAAAGAATATAACGATTGCGTAAATCGTCAACAAAAATTACTTAATGATTTGAAAGTGAAAAGAAGCGAAAGACTTAGCAAGCAAGTAAAAGAAACCGCCTCAATTATTAATCTTGTCCAAATGTGGAAAGAAGAAGAAAGTCGAAATAAATTATTAAGAATGGCCGAACTTAGAAAAAATATTTTAGAAAAAGAAATAGACAGATTATCTTCGATGGATGAGGTCAAATGTAAAATTTTAGGAATTTCAAGAGATGAGATTTTAAACGGATGAGCGTAATATGTAAAATTGATGGAAAAGAATTTAAAGATGAAAAAACACTTCATCTTGCATTAAGAGGCTATGGTTTAAATAAAGAAAAATACTATCATAAGTATTATCCTAAAACAGATTTATTTACGGGAGAAGTTATAAACTTTAAAAGCAAGGAACAGTATCTTAATAGTGATTTCAATGATAAAAATAATATGAAGAAATGGCTTAAGGAGCAATCGGTAGAAAAAGCTAAAGAGTATTGCAAAGAGCTTCTCATTAAAAGAAGAAAAGAAAAAAATTTAATTTATTCGCCTTCACAAGTCGAACTAAGAACGATAATGAGTCCATCAATCGTTTTCTATAATAAGATATTTAAAGATTATTATGATTTATGTTCTGAGGTTGGACTAGAAAATAAGTTTATCCATCCAGATAATATTTCAAATCAATTTAAAAATAAACTTTCTTTAAAAGATATAATTTATGTAGATACAAGAGAACAAAGTTGGTTGAAATTTGATATACCATTTGAAATTAAAACCTTATCTTATGGAGACTATGGATTTAATAATGATAATTGCAATTGTTATATAGAAAGAAAAAGTTTAAGTGATTTTATTAGTACTTTAAGTAGTGGTAATTTTAATAGATTTAAAAATGAAATAGAGAAAGCAAAAAAAGATGGCTCATATTTAATTATAATAGTTGAAGATAAATTATCAAACGCATTAAGCTTTCAGTATTTACCTCACATAAGCAAAAAGATAAAAGCAACACCAGAATTTATATTTCATAACGTAAGGAGTTTAATACAGGAGTATTCAAATATACAATTTTTATTTGTTGATGGCAGAAAAGAGATGAAAAGAATAATAGAAATAATTTTTGCAAGCAATTGTTTTTATAAAAAGATTGATTTACAACTTGCATATGACTTAAAAAAATTATGATTGATTGCCCAAAAAAATATTTAAAAGAAATTAAGGATACGAACTTAGAATTATCCCAATTAAAAGGTATGCTCAATGATAAAGAAGCTAAAATAACTTTAGCTAAATTTTTAAGAGCGAATATAGGATTTACAACAGAATTAATTAGCGGGGTGAAACTAGCTCCTTATCAGGAACTTCATTTAAAAGCTTTTTTCAACCGTAATTTTAATATGTGCGTTTTTGGTAGAGGCTGTGGTAAAACCTTTATGGCGGCAGTTTTTTGCTTTCTTCAATGCATTTTTGAACCAAATACAAAAATATTGATTGCTGGCCCAACTTTTAGAACAGCAAGATTTATATTTAACAATTTAGAAAAAATAGTTAATAGTCAAGGCGCGGAATTATTGAGTCAATGTTTTGGAGCTAAAGCGAAAAGAAATGATCAGTTTGAATGGCAAATTAATGGGGGCACAATTACAGCAATCCCATTAAATGGAGAAAAAATAAGAGGTTTTAGAGCGAATGTATTAGTGCTTGATGAGTTTTTACTTTTACCAGAAGAAATAATTAAAAATGTTCTTATGCCATTCCTTGTTGCGCCTCAAAATATTAAAGAAAGAATGGAAATAAGAGAAATGGAAGATAAATTAATTTCAGAAGGTTTAATGAAAGAAGAAGATAGAATGGTATTTGAAAATACAAGTAAAATGCTTGTCTTTTCTTCGGCAAGTTTCACTTTTGAAAACCTTTATAAAACTTATACAGATTGGACAGAAAAAATCATCAGTAATGATATTGGTGAAGCGACTTATTTTGTAAGTCAAATGAGTTATGAAGCCCTCCCAGAAGAAATGATAGATAAAACAATTATTGAAGAAGCTCAAGCTGGAGGATCTAGCCATAGCAGTTTTCTTAGAGAATATTGTGCCAGATTTACAGATGGAAGTGATAGTTATTTTAATGCTAAAAAAATGGAAGATTGCACATTAAAATTAGGAGAAAAGCCTCATACTTTACTTAAAGGTAATCCAAATAAAAAATATATTTTAGGAATCGATCCCAACATGAGTGATAGTCCAAATGCGGATTATTTTGCAATGGCAGTATTAGAAGTAGACGAAGAAAAAAAGGAAGGGATATTAGTGCATACATATGCTGGTCTTGGTAATTTAAAAAATCACGTCGCTTATTTATATTATATATTGAATAAATTTAATATTGTTTTTATGATATTAGATAATGCTGGGGCAGATGTATTTTTATCTGCATGTAATGAATCTGAATTATTTAAAAAACAAAAACTAGAAATTAAAACTTTTGATTTTGATTCAGACCTAGATGGAATAGAATATGAAATGATGGTTAAAAATGTAAAAAGAAAATATAATTTAGAAGACAAAAGAATAGCTTTTAATCAAGTATTTACTAATATTTTTATTAGGAAAGGGAATGAGCATCTACAAGCCTGTATAGATTATAAAAAAATATGGTTTGCAAGTAGAACTGCAGCAAATGAAGATTTTTTTAATGAAGTTATTAATAAAGGTGCGCCGATAGAATTAATGAAAACGGAAGACAAGAAAGATTGGACCATATTGGATTTTATAGAAAATCAAGATGATTTTATATATCAAACTAAAAAACAATGTGCTCTCGTAGAACATTCTAGTACGAGTAGAGGCACCCAAACCTTTGATTTACCTCAACATTTAAAAAGAAGTACTTCAGCAAATAAAGCAAGAAAAGATAATTATTCTGCTTTAATGTTAGCAAATTGGGGTTTAAAATGTTATCATGATATGATGAGCGCGCAAGAATATCAACAAATCGCCACATTTAATCCAATTATGATTAATTAGAGTGTAAATAAAAAATATATTACGCGACTTAAACCAAATCAAACATTAAATGTGGGATTAATAAATTACGTAACTCGTGGAATATCAAATATGTCTTATAATGCAAGGATAGATATTGTTGATGCAAACGTTTTAAATACTAATATATCAACGACATATCTTTCATATATTTTAGCGAGAAGAATTTTAAGCGCCGAAAGAATAGATAATTGCGCTGGAATTGTTGCACAATTGTTTAATGGAACAATTGGTCAATATGCATACGGTCAAGGATTTTCTTATGAATCTACAAACGAAAATTATAGATACAGCGGATGTACTATTCATGGAGCACCGGGGTCTTGCGGCGCAGGAGGGATATTCGGAGGAACTAGTTCATCTTCACTATTATCTCCATATCCATTTGATGGAAATACCGTAGAATGCCCAATTGATTGCATTACGAATACTTTTAATAAAGATGTTTTAATATTTTTCCATGGACCAGCTACATGTTATTATCCTCCAACAATATTTTTTGATGATTCTATAGCTTTTAACGTTATAACTTACAGTGCAGGTAATTGTGGTTCTACTCAGGGATTTTCTCTAGGTGGACAGGCAAAAGCAATTATGAATAAATTTTCTGTAATTGATCCAAATCAAGGAAATGTCTGTAGTCAAAGAGCTATTTCACGAGATCATTCGAGAATAATTTAGTTATTTATATATTTTAGTCATATAATAGTGTAATATTATTGATAAATGAGTAAAAAAAATCAAAAAAATCAAAAACTAGAAAAAAATAACGAAATTCAGCCTTTAATGGTCTCGGATGCATCTTATAAAGAAATCAAAGCTTCCTCTAGTAGTGATCAAACTCAAGCTAGACGTAATGCAGCTAGTTCTATAATACGCACAGATAGATATAAAAATATAGACGATGGATTAATACCTTTCCGATATTCAACCGGAATTAAAAATAATTCTAATATGAATATCAGAGATGCGGTTATATTGTGTCAAAAATGTTATTACAATTTTGCTATTTTTAGAAATACAATAGATTTAATGACAGAATTTTCTACTAGCAATTTGTATTTTACTAATGGAAGCCAAAAATCTAGAGATTTTTTTACAGCATTATTGAAAAAAATTAATATAAGCGATCTTCAAGATAAATTTTTTAGAGAATATTACAGAAGCGGAAATGTATTTTTATATAGATTTGATACAAGAATTAAAGATGAAGATTTAGGTAAAATAACTCAGACTTTTGGATTAAGTTCAAAGGCCGCAATTAATCTCCCTTCAAAATATATAGTTTTAAATCCTGCAGATATTCAAATAGGTGGGACAATAAATTTTTCTGGAGGAAAATATTACAAACTATTAAGTGATTATGAATTAGAAAGATTAAAAAGTCCAAAAACAGATGAAGATAGAGAAGTATTAGAAAGTTTACCTCCAGAGACAAGGAAACAAGTACAAAGCAAGACAATAGGCCATTTAGTTTTACCTCTTGATCGTGAAAGATTAGCTGCAGTTTTTTATAAAAAACAGGATTATGAACCTTTCTCTATTCCAATGGGATTTCCAGTTTTAGAGGACATCAATTGGAAAGCGGAGATGAAAAAAATGGATATGGCGGTTGCCAGAACAATGCAGCAAGCTATATTACTTATTACAATGGGAACCGACCCAGATAAAGGTGGAATTAATCAAAAAAATCTAGAAGCAATGCAAACATTATTCGCCAATCAAAGTATCGGCAGGGTATTAATTGCAGATTATACAACAAAAGCACAATTTGTAATTCCAGATATAGGAAATTTATTAGGTCCAGAAAAATATCAAATTGTAGATAAAGATATTCAAATTGGTTTAAATAATATTTTAATTGGTAATGAGAAATTTGCAAATCAAAGCATAAAAGTTCAAGTTTTTGTAGAAAGATTAAAGCAAGCTAGACAATCATTCATCAACGAATTTTTAATTCCAGAAATAAGAAGAATTAGTAAAGATTTAGGATTCAAAAATTTTCCTATTCCACATTTTGAAGATATTGATTTAAAAGATGATATTCAATACTCTAGAGTTTATAGCAGACTAATAGAACTAGGCGTTTTAACTCCAGAAGAAGGAGTTAGAGCAATAGAAACGGGAAGACTTCCAACTCCAGACGAATCAATTGAATCTCAACAAAAATTTAAACAATTTAAAGACCAGGGATTTTATCAACCATTAATTGGAGGAGCTAAACCTATTGAAGCTGGTAGACCATCAGGAACGACGGGTATACCACAATCCACAAAAAATGTATCACCTATTGGACAGGGCAGACAATCAAAAGCTTCGGAAACAAAATATAGTTTTCTTAAAATTAAAGATAATTTAATATCTTTCCAGAAACTAGAAGAAGAAGTCTCTGCGATGTTAAGAAAAAAACATAATTTAAAAAAATTAAGTCATAGCCAAAAAAATATATCAGAGCAAATTGCTAAAATTATTATAGCAAATGAATTGCCAGAAAATTGGTCTTCAAAGGTTATGGATTATATTAATGATCCAATTGATAAAAATGAAAGTATTGTTAATGAAATCAATTCTATTGCAATCAATCATCAAATTGATACATATTTAGCAAGCATCCTACACCATAGTAAGGTAAATTAAAATGTCTAATTTAATAAGACTTAAACAAATTAATACATCAGAACTTTCTGGATTTATTGGAGAAGTAGTAACTGAAGGGCAAATACCTATATTTTTAAGTTATACTGGAGAAAATTTAGTTTTTGTAACAGGAAATCAACTAATTAGTGGTTTAAAAACATTTAAAACTCGCCCACAAGTAGATGGAACAGGCGTTTTATTAGTTGGGGAAGCTTCAGCGACAAATTTAACAAATGTTGTTTTTCAAACGGGAGATCAAACTATCAGTGGAGTTAAAACTTTTTCTAACACAGGCTCTTTTAATACATTACAAATAACCAATAAAAAACTATCATCTTATTCTCTTAACTCAACTAATTTCTTTTTTGGGGATAATTATTTAAATCTTGTTAATAGTTCAAATAATATAACAGGAACTTTACCTAGTGGCATAGTTTCTGGTATTAATTATTATGTTAAAAATCTTAACTCTGGAATATTGCTTATAACAGGATCTGG